GCATGGTTCGATATGAATTACAACGCCTTCCTGGCGCGCCAAAGCAGCGTGGAGTTGCGGAGGAAGGAACGCCGCTAGCTGAGTTACTTGATTCTCTGAATTTGCACAATGATGTGGTAGTTAAGCTTAACGGCAGAGAACTTGATGACGACTTCGAGATAACTTATCCGCTGTGCAGAAATGATGTAGTCCTTATATTCGACCAGCCAGAGGGTGGGGTAGGGAAACTGATCAACACCATATTACGACCGGTCACAAAAATTCTCTCTGGCGCAATGAAATTGCTCGGTCTTGCACCAAAATCCGGAGGCGTTTCTGTTGCAACTGGAGAGTCGCCCAACAATGATG